CATTGGTAAATATATCTCCTATGCCATAACCAATAATGACACTACCACTGGTGACTAAGTCCATCATGGTAAAGGCTCCAGTCACGACATTTTGGTTGCCAAAGATATTATAGGCGGCGCTCTTACCAATATAGACATTCTCACTACCATTGGCGTTATAACCTGCATCGGTTCCTAGATATACGCTATTATCACCGATGACGTTACTGGTGCCAGCGTTGGTGCCAACGAATAGATTGCCGTCGCCCGTGGCAGTGGTGCCAGAGAAAGCGCCAATGGCAATATTGGAATTTCCCGTAGAGGCTTTTTGCAGGGCATACGCACCGACGGCGACATTAAAATAGCCCTGGGTTAGGTATTCACCCGCTTTAAATCCCACGAAGGCATTGCCGTCCCCCAGGGAATTGGAATAGCCGGCGTAGGAGCCAAAGTAAGTGTTTTCGTTGCCTCTAAACGACGCCCGACCAGAGCGAAACCCGGCCATTGTATTAAAGTTTCCGCTACGATTGTCTTGTCCTGCCTCGGCACCGATAATCGTGTTAAAATCGGCATCCAGGGTTCTTTCGGCGGCGCGGTATCCAATGGCAACAGTGCGATTGCCAGAGTAATTTTCCCGCATGGCATAGGCTCCGACGGCTACACATTCCGAGCCATCTTTGTTTAATTCGCCGGCGGCGTAACCGACAAAGGTATTGGCGTCGCCTCGTTGATTTTCTTTGCCTGCGAATGCGCCTACGAAGGTGCAGTAATTGCCATTTAAGTTTTGTGCGCCCGCTTGAAATCCGATAAATGCCCCAAAGGAACCGTTGGCGTTGGCATGGCCTGCATCAAAACCTACGAATGCGTTACCACTACCGGAACTTATTTTGCCAGCGCCTTCACCAACACGCACCGATTGTAAAGATCGTGTGGAAATATCGGCGAAGAATTCATATTGTCCTTCGCCACCATTTCGGATGGTATATGCATCTGAACGTAAATTGAGCATACTCTATCCATAGAGTAGGGATAAAAAAGGAAAAGTTGGATGCATGGCAGCAGTTAAGATTCTGCCGCGGAAATTAGGTATTCATCCATTGTGCGAGTGCGCTCTTCTAGGTCATCGTTGTAATAGGAGACTTCGCAATCTTCTTGCTTTTTGTTCAAGATAAACCCTGTAGCGTTTTCACATTGAGAGAGAATATAGATGACCCTGGGCGTCACATTTTCTCTAAGCTGAAAGCTGGGCATATAATGAGCCAGTTTCTTATAGACGTTTTCTTTATTTAGGAAGAGGTCAAGAATGGGTTCGCGGTCATTGGATAGATGAATATATTGGGTCAGAATGCGAATGAGTGCTTCATCTGAAAACGCCCAGAAGAACTGAATATCTGTTAGCATTAGCGCGTGTTTTAGATGGCTTGAATGCAATACCATACGCTCTAGCGCGCGCGTGCCATTATTCCAATAGTTAATGACATAGTGACCTGTTTTAAACGAGTGATGACTAGCCTTTGCCCATGTCTTATCCTCTGAAATATTATAGATCTCATCTATCTCCATATAATCCTCTGGAATATACAGCACTTGAATGATATACGAAGGAATCCAACCCACGATCCATTTTAGAAACTGTTCTTGGCGACATTTTAGAGGGGTATAGATTCTCATCATATACCACATTATCGGTTCGGGAATATGTATCCACATAGTGTGCTAATTAACTATTTATAGGGTTATTTCTTTATATCCTAAAAAATGAATAGATATTAAAGTAATCTATTTATATAGAACTATAATGGACGTGGAAAAGTATGTTGCAAATCCTAAGAAATACCTTAAATCCAGAACCATTCCGCAAATTGTGGAATTCTTAGAGAAGGCGAACTACATGTATCGTAATACCTCTGAGACACTGGTTAGCGACGATTTATACGATTTCGCGGAAAATTACTTGAGAGAAAAAGAGCCAAAACATCCGTTTATTACACAGATTGGTGCGCCGGTAGAGCGTAAGGTAAAGTTGCCGATATGGATGGGTTCGCAAGACAAGATCCGTGATGACCCAAAGACACTTGAACGGTGGATGAAGAAATATGCCGCGCCTTATATACTAACCGATAAGCTGGATGGAAATTCGGGGCTCTTTGTGTTTGATAAAAAGAAACAGATTACACTCTATACCCGGGGGGATGGAAAGTATGGACAGAACGTGACGGGGGTGCTAAACTATATTACTCCTCCTAGAGGATGGACGATTGACGTGCCTACCATGGTGCGGGGAGAATTTATTATCTCTAAGAAAAACTGGGAAAAGATTAAACACTTGGGAGCGAATGCTCGCAATGTGGCAGCGGGGATTCTAAATTCTAAAACCATTAATCCTGCAACGGCTAAGTATCTGGAATATGTGGCGTATGAGCTGTTGGAACCCAAGTTGGAATTCCAAGAGGGCTTGGAATATATGAAAGGGCTAGGTTTTACCGTGGTGGAATACGATGTATTGGACACTGCCCAGACGACCAATGACAGGCTCTCAGAATACCTGATGAAACGGCGCCGGGAAAGCCCTTATGAGATTGATGGCATTGTAGTGCGTGACAATGAATATCACCCGATTGTATCTGGAAAGAATCCCCAATATTCGTTCGCGTTTAAGACTATTCTGACACACGAGGAGGCGGAAGTCATGGTGACCCAAGTGGAGTGGAACGTTAGCAAGGATGGGCTCTTGAAGCCGCTGGTGCATTTTAATGCGGTGCATATTGGGGGTGTGAAAATTCAAAAGGCAACGGGTTTCAATGGGGCTTTTATTCAACAGCATACCATTGGTCCTGGAGCGCGCATTATCGTCATCCGTTCAGGCGATGTTATTCCTCATATTATGCGGGTTCTGAATGTGGCTGCGAATGGTAAGCCGAGCATGCCTGAAATTCCCTATGAATGGAATGATACGGGTGTGGATATTCGCATTCGGGCAGAGGATGAGAATGACCAGATGAAGTTGCGTCAATTGGAGCATTTCGTAAATACATTGGATATCCAGTTTATCGGCAGTGGGATTTTAAAGAAGCTATACGATGTGGGTGTAAAAACCATACCCCAGTTGGTCGCGCTACAGAAGGAGGATTTGCTCCTAGTAGAGGGTATTCAGGAGAAAGGCGCCGAGAAGATTTCCAAGTCGTTGAGTGAGCGCATGAAGACGGTTTCGTGCGAAGAGCTAATGGTTGCGAGTAACCTGTTTGGGCGCGGATTTGGTATAAAGAAAATCCAGGCCATTGTCAGTGAAAATCCGGGAATATTAAGAAATGAATTGCTAACGGAGCTAAAGGTTGTTAAGGGCATTGGAGAGACCACCGTAAAGCAGTTCTTGGCAGAGCTACCCGTCTTCTATCAGTTCTTAAAAGCACTTGGTATTAAGAAGTGCAAGCAGAGCAGAGAGCCGGTCATTGAGGAAAATGTGTTTGAGGGAAAGAGCATTATCTTTACCGGATTTAGAAACAAGGATTGGGAGAAGAAGATTGAATCCTTGGGCGGAAAGATCGCTAGCGGGGTATCTAAAAATACCTTCCTAGTGGTAGCGGCCAGTGAGGATGATCCTTCCCTAAAAGTAACGAAAGGCAGAGAATTGGGTATTCTTATCACCAAAGATGAATTTGCCAAAAGATATGGCTTTTGAAACGAACGAACTATATTAAAGCATAATCTGTATAACTCTCTAATGGAACCTGGGTCATCGCCGCCACCACCGCATTTTTATACTGTTTTTTTAAATGAGGGTGACCCTCTGATTGAACAGCCGCTACAAATATCAAAGGGCTTAAAGCCGCATCAAAGAACCGCAGTGTATAAGTGTATAGAAATGGAAACAAAACCCCAAATTAATTATTTTATACCTCCTACGGCAAATGTAATTATGAACAATCCTACGTTTAAAAATTATTTTCAAATGAATACAAATGTCGGTGTCATTGGAGATATTGTGGGTTACGGAAAAACATTGATTGCGCTAAGCTTGATTCAAACCAGTCCAATTCAAAATATTTATAACAATCAATATCAGACATATAGCTATGGAACATCAAGATGGTCGGGTAATATGACATTTTACCAAGAAATACAATATGAAATACCAATAGATAGCTACATACATACGACATTGGTCGTTGTTCCCAGGGGGCCAGTATATATGCAATGGAAGAAGAGTATTGAAAAGGATACCAATTTAAAGTATCTCTATATTGATTCACTCCATACCATTCGGAAGCTCTTGCCTGAGAAAATGGATGCGTTGCGCGCCTATTTGGAGACATTTGATTTAATTTTGATTAAAAATACGACGTTAAAGATATGGTTTTCTTATCTAAAAGAATTGACGGAGCCCATTACGCTGTATGGATTTGACCGGATTATGATTGATGAAGCTCATGAGATTGCAGATAAGATCCCTCGGATGAATTTTAGATTTATATGGTTGATTACAAGTAGCTATATAGAATTGGCGACGCATTCCTATACAAAAAGTATTTTTAATAGCATATCACTTGTATTAAATCGCGAACGCTTACACTATATGCTGGTAAAAAGTAAGACGGAATATATCCTGCAATCGTTTGAAATTCCTCAGCCCATTGAAAATTATTATTTATGTAAAATGGACAAGCAACTAAGTGTGCTCACTGGTTTTGTTAGCAATATGGTATTGGATCGGATTAATGTGAATGATATTGCTGGGGCAATTCAAGAAATTGGCGGGGCTCAAGAGACAGAAACGTCTTTAATTGAAACGGTGCGAAAAGAGTTCTTAAAGAATATTCAGAATAAACAGAAGGAGCTTGCCTTTATTGAATCGTTGGAATTAGAAAATGAGCAAAGAGAGGGACGTTTAAAGAATGTAAATACGGAATTGGTGCGTCTGAATGATCGTTATGAAGCGTTGCAAGAGCGCTTATTAGATTTGGCGACCAAGACGTGTCCGATTTGTATGGATGTCCTGGATAATCCTGTGTATCTAAATTGCACACATACGATTTGTGGTAAGTGTTTGTTTGAGTGGGCGCGTTTAGGAGTGCATACGCGAAACAGTGCGATTCAATGCCCTGAATGTAGAACGCCGATTGAAAGTAATAAAATTGTAGCGATTATTAAGCATTCTGAGGCGGAGGCGGACACGGGCACAGAGGCAGGAACAAGTGCGAGCGGGGCAGTGCAGTTATTAAGTAAAGAAGATAAGTTTATACAGATTCTCAAGAGCAAACCAGATGGACGTTTCTTAATGTTTTCTCGTCTAGATTCACAATTCTATCGGTTGTGTATTCTCCTAAGAGAGCATGGAATCGTGTATAGTGAAATGAAAGGTTCAACCACACATATGATGAATGTATTAAACGATTTTAATCGGGGAGCCATCAATATTATATTGTTGAATACCAATTACTCTGGCTTTGGGATTGATATTAGCACGGCAACGGATGTGATTATTTATCATCATATGCCAAATGAAAAGATTCAGGCGGTAGGCAGAGCACAACGGGTTGGGCGAAAAGATGTATTAACCATACATAATCTCTGTTATTCCCATGAATTACAAAACAGTACCGCTTAAGGTTTTTATTATTTTTATAATTATAAGATAAGATATGACTTCTAAGAAAGCGGTGTGTATAAGGGAAGTAGAAAATTGGTCTAGGTATGAAGCGATTCATAAGTTAGACAGTGCTTCATTTGATGTGAAAAAAGTAAAAGAAACGTTGCCTATCGTATCTCCGAAGATTGAGCAAATTCTGACCAATATAGAGGCGTTGGATAAAAAGGATATGGCGAAGGATGGCACAATGTATAAACATTTGATTTATTCAGAATTAAAGGCCGCGGGTGGCGCCAAGAGTGTGGCGGGGGCGCTCATAGCCCATGGCTATTCCCTGATTTATAATTCACAATTGCAAATCCATGATCCGATTAAAAAATCCCCCAAGAATTTTGCGCTATTATCTTCCAGCAAGCTATATCAGAAGGATGTGGGTATTCGCTTTCGTCGTCAGGTGTTAGAGCACTTTAATGAGCGCCCGGAGAATATATATGGCGAAAAGGTGCGCATTCTAGTGCTGGACTCTGGATTTAAAGAGGGAATTGACGTATTTGATATTCGCTATATTCATATCTTAGAGACGCCAATTACCTATGCGGATGAGAAACAGATCATTGGTCGCGGCACACGTTTCTGTGGGCAGAAAGGTCTAAAGTTTGACCAAGAAAAGGGTTGGGTGCTGCATATCTATAAATACCGCACTCAGATGCCTGAAAAATTAAAGGCAGAATACAACGTGAATTACGTCTATGATCTTTTTA